GAGAAAGGAAAGGAATGCTGTCTGGGTCAAACTTTCCCCCGACCAGGCGAAAAAACGTGACCTCCGGGATCCCGCCCGTGCATAGCGTCAAACCGCTTGCACCTAAGGCGAAACGCGCGGGGTCCTGTCACGGCTTCTAGGAGGCGAAGTGAACGAGACACACAAGGCCCAGATGGAAGCGACAAGGCGGGTCCGCAGACAGGTGGAGGCCCTAGCGCGCGACCTGAGAGCACAAGGCGCGCACCCAACATCACCGCAGCAGCAAGACCTGGCCGAGGCGATCCGACTGCTGCTGCGGGTCGAGATGGCGGGATGATGTGCGCAACGTCAACGCTCTTGCCCACAAGGCGAAACGCACACCGTTGCGGATCCCCTTGCACATAAGGCGATCCGTCATGGCGTCATGCATGCCCGAGATGTTTGCGCGCAAGACGGGACACCCATCACAGTGGGTTCGTGGTGGCCCCTGTCCCTGCTCCCGAGTTCGACGCTCTCGCTCCTCTGCGGGTGCCGATCAGCAGCCTCCACCCGTCGGAGCGCAACCCGCGCGTCGGTGTCGTCCCTGCCATCGCGGAGTCCCTGACCCAGAACGGGCAGTACCGACCGATCGTGGTTCGGCCTGACGGGGAGATCCTGGCGGGCAACCACACCTGGCGGGCTGCCTCATACCTCGGCTGGACTGAGATCGCGGTCGTCCAGGTCGACGTCACCGATGAGCAGGCCGCGCGGATCATGCTGGCCGACAACCGCACCGCCGACCTCGGCACCTACGACGACGACCTGCTGCTCGCGCTGCTCCGGGAGGTGCAGCAGGTCGACCTCGCGCTGACCGGCACCGGCTACACGCCCGACGACCTGGAACTCCTCCTCGGGCTCAGCGACCCCGACGGGCCTTCCGTCTACACCCGCAAGACCGACCCGATCCAGTACGTCCCCACGATGGAGGAGCCGCCCCCGTGCGCCGAACTCGTCGACCACAGCAAGGCCGCAGCACTGCTCGCCGAGATCGACGCCGCCACGATCCCCGAGGATGTGCGCGACTTCCTGCGGGCAGGTGCGATGCGACACCTGGTCTTCGACTACGCCAAGGTCGCCGAGTTCTACGCTCACGCCGACGCTGAGGTGCAGGCCATGATGGAGGCCTCGGCCCTCGTCATCGTCGACTTCGACGACGCCATCCATCACGGCTTCGTCAGGCTGAGCACCCGCCTTCAGGGACTGCTCGACCTCGACCTCGCCGACCGGCCCGCCTACGACGCGGCTGGTCGTGATGCGTGACGACTTCGGGATCTTCGTCCTGACCCACGGGAGGCCAGCCGGGGTCGCCGCCACCCTCGGCGCTCTCCGCCGCGCCCGGTACACGGGCAAGTGGTGGCTGGTCCTCGACACCGACGACGAGACGGTCAGCGAGTACGCCCAGCGCTGGGGTGCTGAGCACATCCTGACGTTCGACAAGGACGAGGAGGCGAAGCGCTTTGACCTGGCCGACAACAGGGATCACCCGCGCGGGGTCATCGTGTTTGCCCGCAACGCTGCTGCTCGTCTCGCTGCTGAGATGGGCCTGCGGTACTACATGCAACTGGATGACGACTACTCGTACTTTGCGCATCGCTTCCAGCGTGGCGACACCGCGCTCCTGGACTATGCGTACACCTTCAGATTCGACGACGTCCTGGAGGCGTACGTCGACTTCCTGGAGGACTCCGGCGCGCTGACCGTCGCGTTCGCTCAGGGCGGTGACTACATCGGCGGGCTCCCCGGTGACTGGCTGCGGGTCGTCGTGAAGCGCAAGGCCATGAACACCTTCATCGCCCGCGTCGACCGACCCATCAACTTCGTCGGGCGCATCAACGAGGACGTCAACACCTACGTCTGGCGGGGCTCTCAGGGCGACTTGTTCCTGACCACGACCGACTTCATGGTCGAGCAGAAGGAGACCCAGTCGCAGGGCGGCGGGATGACCGGGGCGTACGTCGACGGAGGGACCTACGTCAAGTCGTTCTACAGCGTGCTGTTCGCGCCGTCGTGCGTGAAGGTCGCCACCCTCGGTGAGGCCCACGACCGCCTCCACCACCAGATCGCCTGGAACAACGCGGTGCCGAAGATCGTCAGCGGCCAGCACCGCGCAGCGTGAAGGAGTCCGACATGGCCGAGATCCCCGACACCCCAGCACCGGAGCCGAGCGAGATGCTGCGACTCGCGGCCACCGGCATGGACATCGACGCGATCGCTCGTCGGTTCGGGATGCGGCGCGACGAAGCCGCACGGGCTCTCAGCGCCGACGCCGCCAGCGCCAGGTCAGCACTGCCCGACCTGGAGGGCGAGCGCCTGATCGAGCGCACCCACCTCGACATGCTCCGCCGCACCCTCCTCCCTGCAGCCCTGAGTGGCGACATACAGGCCGCCCGGCTGCTCGTCCGCATCCACCAGGCGCGCGCCATGCTGCTCGGCCTCCTCGACGAGATGCCGATCCTCGACACCGACAGCGCCGAGGAGGTGAACGAACTTGACCGGATCCGTGCTCGACGCGCCACCCGCCGCGCGGCCTCGTCTTGAATCGCTGCCGCCCTTCCACCACAGCAGCGCCGAGGAGGGCTTCGACTTCCTCAACATGCTCGGGATGCCGCTCCTCGACTGGCAGCGCTACAGCCTCGCCGCCACCCTCGGGGAGACCGAGGCGGGGCTCTGGGCTGCACCGTGGGTCGTGGAGTTGTGCCCGCGCCAGAACGGCAAGTCGTACAAGTGGGCGGCTCGTGTCCTCATGGGCCTGTTCGTCTTCGGCGAGCGACTGATCACGTACACCGCGCAGACGGTCAAGACGGCGCTGGAGGTGTTCCGCCTCGTCGAGTTCTACGCGCTGCGGCATGCCGCCACCCGTCGTCTCGTGGCTCACGTAATCCACACGCAGGGCCGTGAGGAGATCGAGTTGTACAGCGGCCAGCGCTTCATGGTGCAGAGCCGCGTACGCAACTCGGGGCGTGGCTTCAGCGGCGACCTGCTCATCATGGACGAGGCGATGGACCTCCGGGACCAGGCCCCGATCAACGCACTGATCCCGACGCTCGCTGCCCGCCCCAACCCTCAACTCGTGTTCACCTCCTCAGCGGGTGACCCCGGGTCGGTCGTCCTCGCGGATCTCCGAGCACAGGGCCAGCGCGGGCAGGAGGGCCTGGCCTACCTGGAGTACAGCGCCGACGAGCGCGCCGCCTCCGACGACCCGACGGCCTGGAGGCAGGGCAACCCCGCACTCGGGACGCTGATCTCTGAGGACACCGTCAGGCGCGAACGGGCGATCATGTCCGACGACGGCTTCAGGCAGGAGCGGCTGGGGATCTGGGCGACCCAGGTCGCGGGCGCGGTGATCTCCCAGACCGCCTGGGACCACACGCGCGCCGAGGTGAGCATCGAGCCGATCCCGGGACTGCTCGGGCTGGCCTACGACGTGAGCCCTGATCGGTCGTGGGCCAGCGTCATGGTGGCGTACGGCGTCGGCGAGAAGGTGCATGTGCGGACCACTCGGCACCGCCTCGGCGACGGCTGGCTCGTGCATGACCTGAGCACCCTCGCGGCGGGCTACCAGGTGCCTGTCACCTACGACGCCAGCGGTCCGGGCCGCGACGTCGCGGAGCAGTTGAAGGTCGGCGGGACCGAGGTCGTCGCGATCAGCGGGCGCGACTACAGCGCCGCCTGCCAGCGCCTGCTCTCCGGGATCGTCAACCAGACGATCACCCACCACCCCGACCTGGCCCTCGACGAGGCTGCCGCGATCGCGACGACCCGCAAGTACGGCGAGTCCTGGATCTTCGCGCGGACCTCCGCAGGGCACGGAGCAGCCACACCGATCAGCCCGCTCACGGCTGCAGCCATCGCGGTCTGGGCCAACGACCACGCCGGGATGGACGTCCCCGCGCCACGACCGGAGGTGTTCTGACCATGAGCGTGCTCACCGAGATCCGCGCCGCCGTCGGGCGACTCTTCACCGCCACCGACGGACGCGACGTACTGCAGAACACCCCGAGCGGCTGGGAGATCGACAAGCCGTGGCTGTGGTGGGACGGCCCTGCAGACAGCGGCGACGGCACCGGAGGCCCGTGGGGGAACCCGATCCCCGGGGCCGACATGCCGTACGCCATGAAGGGTTCAGCGATCCCCGCGATGGCGCGCTGCCGGTCGCTGATCTGTGACGTCCTGGCAGGTGTGCCCTGGAAGGTGTACCGGGGGCGTGAGCAGTTGACCACCCCGGCGTGGATCGCTGACCCGCAGGGCCTCAACAACGACGGTCGACGCGGCTCCTCGGTCACGCCCGTCTCGCTCAGCGCCGTCGAGTTCTGGAGCCAGACCCTGCTGTCGGCAGTCGAACTCGGCGAGGCGATCCTCTACAGCCCGTTCGTCGGGGAGATCGACGAGACGGGCAAGGCGATCGCCTGGGGTGCGCGCGGGATCTTCTCGCTCAACCCGCTCGACGTGAAGCGCGAGGGCGGTCAGTGGACCGTGAACCGGGAGCCCATCCCCGACTCCGATCTCCTGTTCATCCGCAACCGTGTGTGGCCTGGGCAGACCCGAGGGCTCGGGGTCTGGCAACAGTTCGGGGCCGAGATCGGGTTCGCCTCGAACATCCGGACGTACGGCGCGGGCCTGCTCGGTCGCGGCATCCCAGCGGGCTACCTGAAGGTCACGGCACCCGACCTGGAGCAGACCGAGGCCGACCGGCTGAAGGCCCGATGGATGGCCGCGCACGGCGGCACGGAGCGACGCATCGCAGTCCTCAACGCGACGACGGACTTCAAGCCGCTGGAGATCAACCCCGAGGCGGTGCAACTGGCCGAGTTGCTCAGGCTGTCCGCCTGGGAGGTCGCGCTCATGTACGGGGTGCCGCCCTACAAGTTGGGGATCTCGATGGGCTACTCGAACACGTACGCCAACATCGAGTCGGCCTCCATCGACTACGTCCAGGACGCGCTGCTCCCGTGGGCTCGTCGGATCGAGTCCGCGATCGACTCCAAGTTGGCTCACGGCACGACGCTGAAGTTGGACCTCGACGGGCTGCAGCGCGCCGACACCGCTGCCCGCTTCTCGGCCTACCAGATCGCGCTCCAGAACGGCTTCATGACCAAGGAGGAGGTCCGCACCCTGGAGGACCTCCCGCCGATGCCCGTCGGCAGCGCGCCGCTCCAGGTCGTCCCGCAAGAGGAGGCAACGGCATGACAAGCGAGAGCACGATCGTCCGACTGGAGTTGCGCAGCAGCGGCGACCACGGACTGGAAGGGATCTGCGTCCCGTACGGGGTCACCACCATGAAGGCGGGCCACGCCCGAGGCGAGCGCTTCCTCCCGGGCGCGTTCGCTGACCTGGACCCGTCGGCGTTCGGCAAGGTCCGGCTGACCGACAGCCACCTGGAAAGTGAGCAGCGCCGCCCCGTCGGCGTCGGCACCCAGTTCCGTGACACCCCGCAGGGCCTGTTCGGTGCGTTCCGGTTCTACGACACACCGGAAGGACGAGGAGCCCGCGAGAACGTCATCGAGGAGACCTACGGCGGGCTCTCGGTCGGCTTCCTGCCTGTGCAGGAGCAGACCGGCAGCGACGGCGCGCGAGAGATCGTCCGCGCCCGCCTGTTCCACGTCAGCCTGGTCGATGAGCCCGCCTACGACGACGCCAAGGTCCTCGCGGTGCGGGGTGCAGTCACAGACGACGTGCAGGCGTTGCTGGACGTGTCGTACAAGCCCGAGGACTTCCCAGACCCACCCGACCTGACGGGGCTCGTGTGGGGCCGTTGACGGGCCTCCGGTGACGGTCGTACCGTCGCCGTAGCAGTTGAGATCCGGTCGGGATCTCCTGCGTAGGTCCCGTTCGGGGACCAGACCGCCAGAGCGGGGTCCCGTCGGGGACACGCGATCCGAGAGATCCGTGCCCCAGGAGGGCCGCCGTGAACACGTACCTTCGCAGCAAGATCGAGGAGCGGGCGAGCCAGTCGGCCCTGCTCCAGTCCATGCAGACCCGCGCCGCTGACGACAAGCGCGACCTCACCGAGGCCGAGACCAAGACGTTCGACGAGATCGTGGCCCGCCTGAAGGATCTCGACGACCAGATCAAGCGGATCGCCGAGTTCGACCAGGGCGCGGCCAAGTTCGCCTCGCTCGTCGGAGCCCAGAAGGAGGCCGAGGAGGAGGCCGAGCGCGCGCACGACGACGCCGCGCCGACCAAGGAGCGCGAGCCCGCCGAAGCCCGCAACGCCGACTACGGCAAGATGTTCGTCGAGTCGACGGCCTTCAAGAACTATCGAGGCGCTGGCACCTCCGAGCGGGTGACCCTGCCGGGTCCTGCCTCCTCCGAGTTCCGGGCCGCGATCATGACCGGCGACGTCGGAGCACTCACCGCCTACACCGGCCCCGTGCCTCAGGTGTGGGGAGGCCCCGCAGCGCCGACGTTCCAGAACACGGTGCTCAACCTGATCGGTCGGGTCGCGACCTCGCAGTCCGCCGTCATGTACCTCACCTGGACGCCACAGCCTCCGGGCGACGCGCCGGTCGTGGCCGAGGGTGCTCTGAAGCCCGAGGCTGTGATGGACGCCATCGAGGCGACCATCGCGCTGCAGACGTACGCCCACTACAAGGCGGTCACTCGTCAGGCGCTGGAGGACATTCCGCAGATCCAGACGATCATCCAGAACCGGCTGCTGTCCGGTGTCCAGTCTGCGCTGGAGGCTGCAGCCGTGGCCGCCCTCGTGGCCGCCACCCTGCCCGCCGTCGACGGCAACGTTCTCTCTT